ACGGAGTGTTAGGTATGTCCTAACAAGACGGGTTAGAAATAACCAGAGCGATTAAGGAAGTGTAACTTACCACGTTATCGATCAAAGATTGGACACCTTTGAATTTATCGATCGTGATGAAGAAAGTTCACAATAAAAGTCAGATTATTCCCACCCAGATAGGGAGGGAGGAAAGCAAGAAGATAGAGAAAGAAGAAATGAAGAATAAATGATTTAGAACTATAGAAAAGGAACGAATTTTACTCAATCGGGTACATTGTGAGGACTGGCGACGTAGTACATTAGGCAATCAAGCCATCTACCTACCCTAACTCACACTCTTCCCAACCCCCTATTATCACACCAATTCATTTCAGTTCAACAATCCCATGGTGGTACATACTATTCAGTGTTGTTCCCAGTCACTCCAGAAGAAAAGACTTCTGGGACAAGATATGAGAGTAACAGAGCACCTAAACCTGCAGCCAACTCTTGAGAGGCCAGAGGATAGTAGTATCCCTTCCACCATGTATGTCTTAACCAAATCCCACATTGAGCTACTTAGATAGCTTTGCTATATTACCGAGAAAACCTCTACCAATATTCTTAACGAAACCTTGAACAGCTGGTTGTACAAGTCTAATCATCTGTGATGGTAGAAATGATAGTGCAGTTTCAATATTACCAACAGGTCTCTGAGATCTCTTCCAACAGGAAGGGAGGAGATAATTGTTGGATGAAGTGACTGTCATACTACCTTCGAAGTGAGACCAAAAGTCTACATAGAGACAATTAGTACTGGCAGGAAGACCTGTAATCTGTACAACGTAACCCACCATACCACGTGGATTACCACCATTGTAGATATTTTGTGTACCCACTGTTCCTGAAACAGCACCAAAGGTTTCAGTGCCCGTTAAGATTGCATAGTTATTACCAATTACATCACTAGTTCCACTACATTCTCGGAAACTGTATCCAGAAGGATCAACAGGTCGCGTTGTAAAGAGAAGATCATTATCAATTAACTGATCCATCTTAAATTCAACAGAACCCGGTGCAGTTAAATTTGCAACAGCTCCATTAGAGAGGATAGAAGCAGCGCCAATAGGTGATGCTGCATTAGTGAAGTCAGTTTGATCCATACCTACATCGGCACAAATAAAAGGTGTAGCTATTCCAGCTCCAACAATATTTGAGAACCCTTGATCATTACTGATACTAAATCCACATGCCACAGGTCGAACCGTGTCCAAGTCAGCGGCAAGTAGGTTATCAGAGGTGTGGGCGTAAGCCAAACTACCTCCGAAACCAAACATACTCGTTGCTTGGGGTACAGACCCATTCGTGAAGATAAAGGTCATTGTAGGTGTGGGAAACCAGTAGAAAGTAATTGTTCCACCACCTGAGCTTCCCATTAAAATCCTACCCGCCCCTTTATAGGGAACGGTGGGAAATGGGAAACGATCAGGGATTTGGACACCCTCGGCATCAGGGGATCTAGGATCCATGATAGCCTTTAGGTATTTAGCTTCATCTTGGTTTAATTTATACTGATAGGTAATAGTTTTACCTATGGAAGTTTTCTCGGTTACAACATTAGAATGGGACTTCTTCATATTGTTCGATTCTTTCTCCTTTTTTATTTTTATTTTTGTTTTGTTGTTGTTGTTGTTGTTGTGATTTTATCATTTCGGTCGGGTGCCGCCAGGTTGACTTCCTGCGACTATTCATATTGTAAACTCTCCAGAGCTGGCTGTGTAGTCTGTCGGGCATTTATCCACTATTGGTATGTGGAACTTAGCTCACAATTTAAATGCATAGCATCGTGATTTGGCCAATTTAATTACAATATCCCTTCACATTATCTCGGTGATTCCGACTAGAATCTTTCAAACTCCTCCACAAGTTTAGGTTGATAGTAGATTATTTTTTCCACATCTTCCAAACTTGAATGGTACTCACGTATTAACCGCCGGAAAGTTGTTGAACTGCCACCCAGTAGTTTATATTCTACTTCGGTCGACCTCAAGAATCCATATAGTAATGGTTGACGAGGATTTGTATCAATTAATCTTTCATTCCGGTTAAGAGTGTCTGCGGGCTTGAGGATCCTAAATTTTATGAAGTGACCTCGTTTGAGAGGAAAAGGTTTCATCAAACGATTTTTATCAACAAAACTGAGTTTGTTAAACTGTCTAGACAAAGACAGGTCCTTGAGTTGATGCCATTCATGGTAACCTTGATACTGACTAAGAAGTTTTGAGGCAATCCGCTTCTGTGAGGTGGTAAACAGTTTGTGTTTATCCAAACCGAGAGGAGGAATCGCCCCAAGTCCGCCAAGATACATTGAACCAAAAAAGTTCAGGTAACCAGACGTGAAATGTTTAATCTCAGACAGTCGATAATGAATGAATCGATGGTGTGTTCTAACTGGATTTATAGAACCATGAACTACCATATTGTACTGATCAGAAATAGGTAAAATTCCGACACCTTTAAAGGGGTTCAACTCTACACCAATGGAATACTTATTCTTATTCCCCAAGACCAAACCTACGTTAAGAAAACGAAGTTTTCGAAATTTATGTTCAATCAAAGGAAAAGATATAGTAGTCAATTGATTAGGTATGAAGTCACCAAGGTATCTTGGAACTTTATATGGGACACTGTGGATGTTCAAATCATGATCAATAGTGCAATTGTTACTATAATAGTAACATTCACTATTAACGGTCAAATAATCTTCAGAAAGATAATTCTTTCCGATTGACTTTTGGAATCCAACTAATGTGTAACCATAGTTTTCCCAAATCCAATTAAATAGAGGATTAGTACGGAATAAGATATCATCACCATTAACGAGGACAGGCATAGTGTCATGATCTACATGTGAAAGATAATCCAGTGGCATATCATTCATAAGGTTACGTAGTGCATCTTCAATAGTATATCGTGCAATAGCTGGAAAGATCTCATCATCCAATTCCTTTAAATTCCCATTAAAGTCCTCCCAATTGGAGAAACGAGTGAGAATTTCAAAGTCAGTAATGTGATTCTGGTTGTGTTGTCGAACAAATTCAATTATATAGAAATATCTACGAAATGTATTAACATAACACAGATAATTCGCTATACATAAAATGGGAAATGATAGGATAGAACCCATCAATTGACCATTGTATTGACGAACAGCAAAACGACCAGGAATCTCACTAACATTTGGGATATCGAGATCTTCAGCAAAAAAAGAGAGCTCATCAGTATAATCTTCAGGATAATAAATATCTTGTTCATATAAAACCCTCCGAGCCAAGTCCTTTTCAATTTCCGTTAAATCGGAACGAACAAGAACTGTCTCAAGGATCATACGAGTGACATTTATATCTAAATTATCTGTGGCTGCTTTATAATCACCAGAATTCCAACGAGATTTAGTAAAGGTGAATTCCCAGGCTAGGGAGCTCAATCCTGGACTAACCCAAGGGTTGGGTGGTAATACAGCAACTCTCTCACGATCAAGAAGATCATGTAGATCAACCTTGGACAAGGGACGTGTAGTAAGAACAAATTGAGAACGTTGAGATAAAAAGGTCCATAAATACTTCTGAAGAAATTGATTAGAAGCGGAGACAGCTGCTTCGGTCTTTGTTATAATGCGAACTTTTAAGGGTTCAACTATAGCAGCGACCTCGGCTCTACCTCGATAACCCTGATCGAGTGATTCGCACGCAATACGTACGAGATCACTCCGACGGTAAGAAGGTGTATCGGAATACACAGATTCTACCTTACCAGGTCTAACCTCTATCATTCGGAAGAGTGGTCCTTCATCAGCATAGATCTGTACTGGCTTCTTTAAAGATGTCAGTGTTATCTGAATACGCTGAGAATCCTGTTCTTCAATCAGACGACGACGAATATATTCACGACCACCGCCACCAGCTCTTGACCTTTCAAAGGAGGCCGATGCACTGGGTTCATAAAGAGTTGATCGACCTACATCAATAGGGATCACGGTGTGTGAGGGAAGTATCTGTCCTTGTAATTCATCTCTTTCTTTAGAATCCCAAAGTAGACCTCCCTTACTCATCTGGGGAAGAAGAAGATCAACTAAGGGGTTTAATTGGGCCAAACGACCCGTATCCCAAGATGGAGAATTATACATTGCAAGAACATGGTCCTTCAAATTCTTTAATATGAAGTCCTCTGAGACTGTCAAACAACCACGCTTGACACCCTGTAAAAATGACCAGAATATTTCTCCATTTTTCCAATTCGGTCTCGCAAGCAAACGATTTCTAAGTATCTTCCTTATAATACCCTCCCATAAAATAAATGAGAGTGGTTTTGGGAAGAATTCTGACGAAGGATTTGCGGGCAACTCATCTCGGAGAAATTTTGCGAAGAAACATACAGTATGATACTTAGCAAAAGATGCAAATTTATCAACTGGCCAACACAGGAGCTTGTAAATAAACTCAGTCACATCACGAAGTCGAATACTAGGTAAGAGATGATTAAGAGAATCAAGAAGAACCTCTAATTCACTTCGTACCAAGTACAGAGCATCCAACCAACGAGGATGTGAAACAACAAAACAATCTGACAATTTATCATAGTAGTACTCCTTACTACAATCAACTGCCAGGGCGCAACGTAAGGTGTTGCTGGAACTAATAACCACGTTATTCATACTCTTTAAAAGAGAGATAAGTGGAGACTTAGTATTCTGAACATAGTATCGAAGTGGTTCATATCCAACTTCGTACTTGTTAGTCCAGTGACTTCTTGCTTCCCCCCCCTCCGTGTCGCTCGGAGGGCCTGCGGCAACAATAGCTTGGTCTATAGAAGATAGATCAAACTTCCCATCTGCGGTCTTGGAATTTTGCTTCAAGATCCGTCTTTGAAGAGATACAGATACATTTTTTGCATCCATATTGGGTGTCCAGAAAGTGTTTG